TATACACTAGAAGAACACTCTTCAAAAAGAATAAATTCAAAATTTTCCTCTTTATGCTTATTCCAGGCACGTTGTAATCTAAAGGAATGATGAATATTATTATTTAACTCAGATCTATGAGCAATAACTCTTTTATGAAAATCAAGAGTTCTTCCAATGTAAAATTTGTTGTCTTTTTTGTTACGAATCATATAGATTCCAGATTGTAGTATTCTCATAACAAGAATATACGACATTTGGTTCAAACTACCAAATTTATCTTATATTCTGTACCGATACTTCCATTTACTTTTTCTCTTCAGGGATTATAGTACGTAGATAGTTATAAAGTCCTACGTAGTCTTGTTTTTTAAAGAATTCTGTGAGGATTGTGGTATTAACTTTTCCTCTAATATATTCAAAAGAGGTATTCATTGACTTATTTTGCCAAGTTGTTGTTAATTTTGTAAATACATCACCTTTCTTCTGGAAAGGATTAACTACTACTGTCTTATCTAATTCAGAAGTAAACTGATTCTGAACTAAACAATAATAACCATCATATTGTTTATAAAGATGTGCCATAAGAAGCGCCTCCCAACAAGAAACACGATCTCCAAGAGCATCTT